GATATAATTATGTTAATAAAAGAAGCAAGAAAGATTACGGACTCATTAACCCGTACAAGTAAAATGCCTGGCCTAAGTTACAGTTTGCCAGCCTGGGAATGTAAAACAGGTTCAAAGCTTAGGAAGGTTAAGAACTCAGTATGCAGCGCATGCTATGCTTTAAAAGGTAATTACACAAGATACAAAAATATTAAGATTGCACAATACCGTAGACTGGCGGCAATCAAGCTGGAAGGATGGACCAGGGCAATGGCAGCTCAAATTTTAAGACAGAAGTATTTCCGCTGGCATGATGCAGGAGACGTTCAGGATTTAGACCATTTAAATAAAATTTATCAAGTGTGTGAGCTCACGCCTGAAGTTAAGCACTGGATGCCAACACGTGAAGCATGGATCAAAAAACATTTAAACCGTAAACCGGCAAACTTAGTTATAAGATTCTCACCTCCAATGATTGGACAAAGAAATGATAGCTGGCCCAACTCTTCAATGGTAGTTGAGACTGGAGCCACGTGTCCAGCACCTGCACAAAATAATTCTTGCGGTAGCTGTAGACAATGCTGGGACCCTGAGATAAAAGTTGTTAGTTACGGTAAACATTAAAAAATTCCCGCGTGGAATACTGGATCAGGTCATTAGCTGTGGCATAAGGCGACGGCCTTCGACCGGGCGTGCACCTGATCCAAGCTTCAAGCAGCAAGCCTCAAGCTCCAAGCTCTTCAAACATCAAGCGGCAAGCATCAAGCCCCAAGCAGCAAGCCTCAAGCTTCAAGCCGCAAGCAGCAAGCTCCCTGATTCTATGTCCCTCATAAAGTTTTGGAAGCATGGAACAGGCATCCTGGACTAAGATAAATGTATTACGTGGATGTTTCACGTGGAACGCAATTTGATGTGGGGAGAAGGTGACTTTGTTTGTTTTTGTATATTTTAGTTCAATAGTGAAAAAGAAGCCATTGCGATTACTAGCCAATATATCAGGAGTACCGGGAACACTAAGGTTTTCCAGTCTAATAAGCGATAATGTCTTAAAATGTTTTTTAACTTCTCCATAAAATTTAGTCTCTGGTTTCACTTTATTTTTAGGTTAACAGGTACATTATAGTTTCTTAATAATGCTACCCATTTTCCATGTTTCAGGCTTGACAGTAAGTACAAGTCGGTGAGTTTCTCTAGCTCCCAATATTTTATTTTCCATCATTTGTAAAGAAGTAATATCTAAATATTGTCCATCAGGTAATTGAATCTGAACTCTAGCCTCTTGTGCTACCGGTGACTTCATCATTTTATCTAATATCTGTCTTAATGCTTTTCCGCTTAACATAGGTTGTGTTTATATCATTGTTGTGTTAAAAAACAATACTATGAAAAAAGAAAAATGGGATGGCAGGTCAAGACCATCGAACGATTTATACAGTCAAGAATGGAAAAGAATATTTAACCCAATAGCAAAAGAGGTTAGAACATCTAAATTTAAACCACAAGTAATCAAACCTAAAAAAGGTAAAGGAAGTTTCAAGAGAGAAAATGGGTGTACCTAAAAGATTAACTGAACAACAAATTAAATTTGCTAACTTACTAATATCTGAACAAGGTAGAATGACAGCTACCGCTTGTGCTATTGAAGCTGGCTATGCAAAAGACTCAGCACGTCAGGCAGCAAGTAAATTACAAAATCCAAAATTATTTCCATTAGTTGTACAATATATAGGTGAGATTAGAGAAGAATGGCAAAAGCAATATGAAGTTACATTCGGTAGTCATATAGCAGAATTATCAAAATTAAGAGATGAAGCTAGAGATAAGAAAGCTTGGTCAGCTGCAGTTAATGCAGAAGTAGCTAGAGGTAAGGCTGCAGGTCTTTACATAGAACAAAAAATAATCCGAACCGGTAAATTAGAAGACCTATCAACAGAAGAATTAGAAAGCAGAATGAAACAAATAATAGACGATTATTCTCCAATCTTAGAAGGTGTAGAATTTGAAGAGTTAAAAGAAAAAGTAAAAACCCCACAAAACAAAAAAGAAAATAAACCACTAAACTAATTTATTTTTTTTATAGACTCAATCACAGAGGTTGGAATCATAGTTGTATTTCCAATGCTATCAAACGTAGGCTTATCTTTAGATTTAATATAATCAGTAAATATTCTAGTCACTCCGTTTTTTTGACTAACTAGATATCCTTTAGAAACACATGTAGGTAAATTTTCTTTGTTCAGATCTTTTGTAGTGCTCCAGCCAGCATCACCTTCTATATCAAGCCATTCTATTTCTACAAACGGATAAGCAGATATTTCATTACCTAGTGACTTTAGATTCAATGGAATAATTTTTTTATTTTTTCGTTTACGTCTCATATTTACCCTTAGAGTTTTTTAAAGTATTTATACACTTTATAAATTCACTTGAAAAGTTCTTCTTATTGGGAATTTGATATATCTTGGTAGTAGCAGGTAGTAGCCAGGTAGTAGACGTTTTACTACCAAAATTGCTTAAATAAGCTATGTATACCAACAAAAAGTTGTTCAGGTAGTAAGGTAGTAGACATTTCTCATCTTTTTTGAAAAATATTTTTTTTAAAAAAAGTTTTAAACCTATTAGGGGGAATCCCTGGTGCCTGATTCCTGACACATTATTCATGGTTATTGGCTATTTTGTTACGTTTTTCGTAATATAGGTCAACTCTCCTTAACCATTCCCACATACATTTCTGAAACTCTGGTCCTTGAACTGTAAATTTTTGAAAGTAATTATCTTTAGTACACATTAGAATCGTTCCAGACTGTATCGAAGTACCATAGACTTGATTATGAGCTGTAGCATATGCTGCAAGTTGTATAAAATAATCTTCAATCCACTCACGTCTTTTAGGCTTGTTAGATTGCTTGAAGTCCATTATACTTTCACGCCCTTCATAAATTCCTGCTAAATCTGATGCACCTGCATATAGACCTGGATAGTGTAAACAAACCTCAGTACCCCATATTTCTTGCATACAGCCCTTTAGACCTTCATCAATTATAATTTGTGCCATCTTATCAGCTTGTTGACCAAGATCAGTCAAATCAAGGTGTCTTTCGTCCAGTAAATAGCATTCAATCAACTTATGCATGATTGATCCCCGGTTTGCCGCTTCATTTTTAATATTCTCAGCAGATACAGGCCCAACACGTCTTTTCCAATTCTCAAGACTTGCCTTTTTTTCGTCACTTTGTGTATTTTGAAGTATGGTCGTGACACTCGGCAATTTTTCATCATATATATGGTAGTGCCGTTCACCTTGTATAGCTTCTCTATTAGTCTTAGGGTATTTAAATTTTTTATTCCACTTCAATTGACTGTCTCCTTTTCTTTTAAACCATGATATATTTCATGCCAGGCTTTACACTTTTCATTTATACATTCATACATACTAACTATTGAATATTCATCATCATCCTCTGTATCAAAATCGTTGCACCAGTTAAGATCACCACCACAATGTAGACATTTCATTATAAATTTCTTTCTTCTTTCATTTTTAAAATTTTTTTACACATATCAAATGTAACTTGGTTTTTTATTTGGTTACAACTACCACAACAAAAAACTATATTTTGTTTAGTATAAGTTAAATTATTATCTAATCTATCAATAGAAAAATTAGTAGTAACAGGGGTAGATGTTAGTCGGGGCCCTTGACCTATTATACATCCATTTTGATGTCTCATGTAAGTCCAAGGTTTTTTACAATATTCACATAATCTACCATCCGTGTAGGGAAATTTTTCTTTCATCTTTTGAACGTATAAAATTAATTCTTCCCAAATTTCTTGTTTAGTAATCAAAGGTACTAGTTTTCTTTTTTTTATAGTACTAGGTTTAAATAAACTTGATAGTGTATTGATTATAAAACCACGTTCCGAACTATTATATTTTACTATAGTAACAGGATTATTATATTTGCTCATAATTTAAAAACCTGTAGTGCAGTTTTTTTTTCTTCAGCTTCAACTAACTTAGCGAGTTGTTTATCAATTTCTTCTAAATGTTGTGGGTGTTCACCAATACCTACAGAATTATTTAGATATATATGTATAGTAGCATCTGCTGACGCTATATCAGCCTCGTACTTCTTCTCTAGGGCTTCCAACATTGCTCTTCTCATTTACTGCTCCTTTCTGTTTTAATTTTGATTGTAAAAAAACTTTTTGTTTATTTAATATATCCACTTCATCATTTAACTTTTTAATTACTCCGTTTAGTTCTTTTACTAATTTAGTTTCTAATATTAATCTTTCTGTACTCATTTCTATTTCTCCTTGTGAATTACAAATCAGACACTGCTGTATGATTTCCACTGGCTTCTCGATTGATTCCTTTACTTTGATATAACCGTTTCCATGGCATCGAGGGCATGTTATCTTTGTCATAATTTTTCTCCATATCATCTAATGTTTTTATTACTTTCTTTCTAACTATATTATGATCTAGTTCTGCATATTCACATACTTTAACAAAATCACAATTAGATAGAGTAACATAATCTAATTCATGAAATCTTTTTTTTTCATAAAATTCTTTGTATTTAACTGTGTTACTTTTTATTTTAATCGCATCAGATATTGCAACTATTAATACATTTCTCCAAAGGTTTCTTACTGGATTAAATGCATCATACTCATTAAGAGTTCTTGATCCGTAATCGGCCATTTAATTTCCTTGCTTTCTCGTTAATTAATATGTCTAAAGTTTTAGCTCTAGATACTTCTACCTCAGGTACGATGACCTTGCGGATCTTATCCAATTTGTCACAACTATTGTGTGATAGTGCAACGGATTTATATTTACTTACGTCAGTCATTATTATATCCTTTCGTTATTTATAAAATAATAATATAGGATTATTATATTTTTTTACAAGGTTGTCAATGACAAAAGTTTTTTTATTTATGTGGATGTGTAGTGCTATACCAGGCAATCAATGCATAAAAATATCTACACCACAATCTGAATTTAATGAAATGTATAATTGTACGTTATATGGCTATACTCATAGCTCTGAAATAATAGAATCTTTTGGTAGAAAAATTATAAATGAAAAAGAAATTTTTACTAAATTTATCTGTAAAGCTCAAGAAATAATTTAGCCTTTACCTTGGCCCTTGTAACGTTTAGTACGTTTCTGACGTTTTTCATCTTTGTTTAATGATTTTTTATGTTTTCTTGGTCCACGTTTTTTAGGCTTATCTCTTGTTTCAAAAGACTTAAATTTTCTGGCCACTATTTACCAACTTTTTTAAGTGCTTTCGTGTGTGCTTTTTTAAATGAATCACCTTTTTTCATGTCAGTTTTCATTTGTTTCATATGCTTTGCACTGTGATGCTTGCTATGTTTTTCTAATATTTTTTTCTTGGTTGTCATTTTATGTAATTTTCTCTTATCCATTTTTTATCCGTATCATCTAGTCTTAAATATCTAATTCTACCGTTGATATGTTGTTTAGTGTCATGTCCACAGTTAGTACATCTGTAAAATTCAGATACAACTGCAACTAAAATTGCTTCTTCCTGGCATTCTTCACAAACGCCATGTACTGTATCTATGTTTTTAAATGCTGCTATTATTTTCTTATCCAATTACTTTTCCACCTTCCCATTTCATGTCCGGTAAACCTTCAGTATATTTTTTACCATCAAAAGTCAATATTTGCTTTCGGTTAGATCCATTTTCATTATATGAAACATGTATCCATCCCCCTGCAGGATCTTCCTTGTCAAAAAATTCCATGATGCATTGATCAAAATCCACGTTGTTAGTTAGCCAGTAAGCAACTTTAATGTTGGGTACGCCAAATATTTCTAAGTCTACGGCCTGGCCCTTCGCATGCTGCGATGTTTTTTTTGATCCGATCGCTTCACACAAAGCCTCTGAACGATAGCCGCTGCTGATTGTAACTGGCTTGTCAAAGTGTGCCCGTAGTGGTTCTAAAACTTCATAACAAAGATCACCTAAATTTTTTATTTCCCCAGGTCCAGGTGTATTATTAATACCCTTACGTGTGGCCGTCATACTTTTAGTCATCTCTTCAAGTGTAAAGTGTCTACTTAAATCCATAATTTTTTCTATTTTAGTATAAGCTTTTTAATAGATTTTTCACCTAAATAAATTTCTGTTTCTGCCTTAGATTTAATACATTGATAGTCTATACGATTTGTACCTGATCTCATTGCAATACGTTTAGCTTTTAAACAGGTAGACATGGAGTCTTGTATTCTATGTTCTTTTATCTCACCATTAATAATCATTAACAATGCTACAACCATTTCTGTCATAAAACTTTACCCTTGTTGGGCCCTTGTTTTATTACATATTTTTGTGTACCATTCTTGCCTATTTCTACTTCTTTTTTTAAATCTTTTGTTAATTGCCTTTGTTTAGCTTCTTTATTTATAGTAGCTATATGGTCTAAAACTTTTTTATTAATACGTCCCGTTGCCATTTGCCCTTACCTTATCTTTTAATTGTTCAACATCATCTAAAGCTTTTTCTAGTTGCGCTTTTAAAAATTCTATATTAACCTTGTTCGTCATATTTTGTTCTTGAGTTATTTCTAATTTTTCTGTTGTCTTATACAAATCTTCTATCAACATGTATTGTTCCTGGTCCGTGGGTAACTGTTCACTCTTCTTTAAAAGATCAGCTTGAAACAACTCACGTGATGTCTCAAGGCTTGTTAGTCTAGCAGTTACTTCGGTATATGCAAACACACCCATTGCAACAGCAATAATAATACCAATCATATTCTTCATTGGCATGCTTACAGATGTATTTTCACTAATCTTCATTTTTAGGTTTTGGTAGAGGCATTATATAGTCTTTTGGTGGTATTTTCAATTTGCTTTTAGTAGGTACTATGATCTTATCTCCCATTAAAGTTAGCTCTGGGTTCTCTTTTTTATAGTCATCCTTTAACTCATCCCATTTACTTTTACCATCTGCTGGTCTGTTATCTAATTTAACTGGAGTTATACCAGTACACTTTGACACTAATAATCTAAAGTTTTCATTCTGTGCAAGACTAGGATTGCTATTAACTCTACCACACATTTTCATCAGCTCTAGCTGCTGTTTTAGTTCCATGTTTTCTTGCTGTACTTTTCTAAATTCTTTAGTGCATGCTGCACCAATGTAGTGTCTGTAAGTTACACTAAGACGATCGTTGTCACTATCATTATTGTAATTATTAGAACTAGAATTGTGTCTGTAGTCATCGTCCCTGTTTTCTGTTTCGATTCTAACATCGACTTCACCAGTTCTGCATGAGTTGGTTCCATTAGTTAAATAATCGTTTCTTGGATATGCAGGTTTTGCAAACAAAGTTAAACATATAAACATTATAATTAGTAGTGCAGTAAATTTGTAATTCATCCTGAGAACCTCCATACATTACCTATTTAAATCTTTAATATCGTAGCTGTGTTCTCTAACTTCATCTGCTAATTGTCTGTATAAATTTTCCGCCATCTGCCAAGTGGACTCTGCAGAGGTTAGCCTTGTGTTTTGATCTGTAATTTTTTCCTGCGCTACATTTAAATCTCGTTTAAGATTTATAAGTTCTGCTTGATTAGCATTGATTGTGTCTGTTAGATTAACAATATACTTAACGCCAGTGAACGTCCCGAAAAGAACTGATGCTATAACAGGTACTAATACAAAATTCTTTTTAAATAACTCTGCAATGTTCATTACCTAAACCAATTTAAAATTTTTTTCCACCAACTTATTTTAACTATAATTTTTTCAACAACGCACTGACACTTTTTTTTATTAAAGTTACAATCCATACATATATTTAAACTCATTTTTTATCCTCTGTTGTATAAAACATTTTATTACTATCTTCAGTCAACCAATCTTTATTTTCTACATTCCATTTTGTAGTTTGGACGCTGTAATCAGGCACTTCTCTTTTAGTAGTGTAATTTGGAGCATCCCACAATATTCTATTGTTAGGTTGCGCTGCATAATTGCCATTATCTAAAGCAAGTATGTGAGCACACTTATGTTCCGCAGGAATTTCAGAATGCTCTGTATCTAGTATATTACTATCTGGGTGCCCCCAGTCAATAGTAAATAAATATTCAAATGGATAATTTATTTTATCTTTACCAAAGTATTTACCTCGTTTTCCTCTTAAAAAACTAAAGCAATGAACACTAGGATAATAACTAAAGCAATTCCATAATTGAAGATTGTCGATTGCGGTATCTGATACGTCTTTTCTGTCAAATTTTTCTTGAAAAAACGCTGATATAGGTAAACGCCAAAAGCATGCACCATTTGGTAACATGATATTAAATAAGAGAGCCCTATCTGTAATAGAGACCACACTAAAGACACAGCAGTCAACAGATTCTCCTTGATGTTTTTCCAGATCATATAAATACTCCTTACGTATTTTACAGTAAATAGGTGGTATGTCCGCATTTAAATAAGCCATAATTTATTTTATCTCTCCCCAGTTAGGTCCAGATTCATAATCAACTTTATTCGGAACTTCCAAGTCTACTGCTTGTTCCATTATTTTTTTTATTTTATCAGCTTGATCTTTAGATTCAATAGAAAAATCTAACTCATCATGTATTTGTATATGAGCTAAATGACCCTCTTTATATAAATTAACCATTGCTTTTTTTGTCATATCTGCAGCGCTACCTTGAATTAATTTATTTAATGCTTTGTATGTAAAAGCTCTACGTGTTGGATTGTTGTGCCAATAATTTTTTTTAGGCTCACCATCTTTTTCTTTTATTATATTATTTTCAAAATCTATTAACACTGGTCCCATTTCTTGTAGTTCTTTCATACGTTCTTCATCTTCTGCAGGTATATATTTACCCCAGTCACTACCTTTTAAAATAGGTTCGTATTTAGGAAATCTACAACGTCTTTCTAGTAATGTTTTTATTTGTCCTTTGTTTAATGCTGCATTCATAACTTTGTTCATTAACTGTTTTACAAAAGGTGCTCTGTCGTGATATCTTTTAAAAAGTTCATCAGCTTTATCTTTTGTTAAATCTAATTCATTCATTAACTTTGCCTTACCCATACCATAAAATAAACCAAGGTTAATTGTTTTGGCCTGTGACCTAGGTATGTCTGCCATCTCAGCTACAATTTTATGAAAGTCTGTTGAAGGATCATTTTCATATGAATCTGCAATATCATTTACAGATGGTAACTCAAATTTTAATGCATAGTGTGCAACAAGCCTTGGTTCCTGTTGCGAGTAGTCAAATGTACCCCACTTGCAACCTTTTTCAGGTATAAATAAACTTCTTATTAATGGTCCGGTATCGGGGTCACGTGCTGGAATTTGTTGTAGGTTAGGATTAGAGTAACTAAATCTACCTGTAACTGTACCTCCATCATCAGATCTAATTTGATTTATATCTGCATGTATTCTACCCTTGTGTTCATGTTTAATAATAGAATCAATAAATGTAGTTCTGACCTTGTTTATCTTTCTAGCTTCTGCTATCATACGTACTACAGGATGTTTATGTGTAACAAGAAAGTTTTTAGTAAATGATGGTTCATCAGATTTCTCAGTTTTGGAATACTCTAAATTTAATTTATCAAAAAGTGGTGCAATGGTTCTTGCAGCCATTAATTGAATGTCTATTCCTGTTTCTATTTTTATTTGGTGGATTAAGTTTTCTTCTTTTAATGCTAGCTCTGTCTTCAACGTATGAGCTTTTTGAACGTCTACTCTCACACCATAAAACCTCATATCGACAAGACATGGAAACAAATCAGTCTCAAGATTAAATATTTTTTGTAGATCATCTTCTATAATTATTTTTTTAAATTTCTGCCAAAGTTCAAAAGTTAAAACAGCATCTTGTTCTGCATAAGATCCTACGTCCATAGCAGGCATTCTCCACATTTCAGCTTTAGGATCTAATCCTCTTTCTTTAGCTGCTTTGTTTAATAAAGATTCATTTTTACCCTTGTTTAAATATTTCCATGACATTGTATTTAAAGTATATGAGAATCTATTTTCATCAATTAATGATGATGCAATCATAGTATCTACTATTAAACCATTGATTTTTATACCTAAATTACGTATCCAGCATACGTCATACATTGCGTTATGAAATATTTTTGTAGCAGGTGATGCACACACATCAGTAAACCAATCTAAAACTTTTTTACGATCTAAGTTTGGACCTATCTCATGTGCTATAGGAAAGTAACCTTTCCAACCATCAACAGCAACAGCTATACCTACAATTTCACCATTACCTATAATGGCTCCTGAACCCAGTTTCTTTAAGTCTGGATCACGTGTCTCTAAGTCAATAGCAATTTCTTCTGCTAATCTTAAATCAGGATATTCTGTAGGAGCTAACCATTCTGTTTGAGGTACAATCATTTCTTTTTTAAATCTTTCATTGTTTTAATTTCTAATTCACAGTAATGAATTATTTTCTCAAGGTCTTGTATTCCCGCTTTGTTTTTATAACGGCATACATATTTTATAACATTCCCTTGAAAAAAGGAAAGGTCGTTTTTAGAAATAAATTCATATGGTTGGATATGAAATTTCTTATAATGTGATCCTCCAATTTGTTTGTCTTGCGGAAATGAATCTTTAAATATATCTTTGTGTGTCATTTAATTGCCTCCATAATAAAAAACCATATACAGAATATTAAAAATATATCTGATGTTATAACTCTCATAATTGATACCCCGTTCTTTTTATTTTTGCTTTTAGTTTATATAGGTTATTTCTTGCTCTTGTGGTTCCTACGTACCAGACTCTATGCTCTTCATCATTTTTTTGTTGACTGCGTTTAATAGATTTAAGAATTTTATTTCCCATATCTAAACATAAAATTACATTATCTTCTTCTCCACCTTTTGCTGCGTGTATAGTAGATAGCCATATTCTAGCTTTAGTATTTAAATTTTCTTTGTTGTCCAACATATTTTTTATATATAGTTTTTCTTTTTCATCAGCTTTTACAAATTGATCAAACCAATCCATAGTTCTATTAAATAAATTATCTCCTAAATATTCTTGTATTTGTTTTTCTTCTTTTTCTTGTAAAATTTTTCCTTTACGCCAACTTTCATAAAGCATTGCTGTATTATATAAAGTTACACTAAAACTTTTTCCCTTGTTAGTTTCATAATATAAATCTTTTTTTTTTAATTCTTCAGCTATTTTTAATTGTCTAGATATAGTTCTACTTAGTATTAACCATTTACCTTTTGTTAAATCTATTTGATTTAAATTAGATATAGTTAAAGACTCTCCTTCAAAATCTCTAGGTAAATAGTGTTTTTCTTTCCTTATGCCCATAATTTGCTCAATAGGCTTCTGAGACTCTTCCTGGACCCTTCTAGACACACGTTTTGAGTACTTTAGAACCCTTTCTTTAGATGGTTCTTTAATAAATCTTTCTACATCTGCACCAGCCCATACAAATATAGCCTGGTCATCATCTCCTGCAAGATATACATCTTTAGATTTTTGTTTAAA